GACGCGGCAATTGATCGAGTCATCGTGGTACCAGCGTAACTGGGGCGACCGCTTCACGATCGCGCGGGATCAGAACGAGAAGACGCGGTTCGAGAACACCGTCAAGGGCTACCGGCTCGCCACGTCGGTTGGCGGCGCGAACACGGGTGAGGGCGGCGATATCATCGTCTGCGACGACCCGCACAACGTGCAGGAAGTCGAATCGGACATCGAGCGCCAGAAGGCCGTTCGGTGGTGGAACGAAGTCATGAGCACCCGAGGCAACGATCCCCGCACCGCGCGCCGACTCGTCATCGCGCAGCGGGCACACTTCGCGGACCTGTCGGGTGATATCATCGAGAAGGGCAACTACGTCCACCTGAATCTACCGATGGAGTACGAGAAGGGCGCCGTCACGATTAGCATGCCAACCACCGTGACGTGGGACCCTGTCATCCTCGATCCCCGCGCGGTGGACGGCCAGCCGTTGTGGGAGGGCCGTTATGGCGAGGACTGGATCGCACAGCAGAAGATTTACATGGGTCCGTACGCCTACGCCGCGCAGATGCAGCAGCGGCCGACGCCGCGCGAAGGTGGGATGTTCAAGCGCGACAAGATTCAGTTCTTCAAGCCGGACCCGATGCTCATGTACGAGTCAGGCTTTGATGACTCGTGTTGGTCATGGGACTGCGCGTTCAAGGAAACGGAGTCTTCGTCCTACGTCGTCGGCTCGTGTTGGATTCGCAAGGGCGGCAACTTCTACTGCCTGCACTTGGTGCGCGAGCGCATGGCATTCGGTGCCACGAAGAAGGCGATCCGTATGTGCGCGAGCAAGTTTCCGAAAATCACGCGCATTCTCGTCGAGGACAAGGCGAACGGGTCGGCGGTCATCGATGACATGAAAAGCACGATCCCTGGCCTGTACCCCGTCGAGCCAGAGGGCGGCAAGGAGGCGCGGGCAGCCGTCGCCGAGCCAATATGGGATGCCGGGAACATCTTCATCCCCGAGGGCGCGCCGTGGGCGGCGGACTTCGTGCAGGAGTGCACGGAGTTCAACAAGGGCGTGAACGATGACCAAGTAGACTCGATGTCGCAGGCCATCAACTACCTTCTGAAGCGCTTCCACACACCAAGCGGCGTAGAGGTGTCGGCCGTCAACAAGTCGTGGCTGTCGTGGCACAACCCCAGGCCGTACCGCGACCCGAGGGGCGAATGAAATCGATACTATGGACGATCGTGCTCGGCCTGATCACAGGCGGCTGTTTTGCGGCCGTTGTGTGGGCAGTTTACCATACTAAGTAGGAGGCGTCTATGCTCACGCTTCAGGTGTGGAACACGTCGGACCTGGCGCCAGTCAGCAGCTACAACTATGCTGTGTACATCAATCGGGACTGCATCGCGACTGGCACGGTAACGGGCCACAAGCGGGCAGACGGCTGGCCCGCGCTCGTCAAGCAGATTGCCAAGGAACACGCGGCAACCGGTCTGCCGAAGACGCGGGTCGATGCTCTGATGCAGGCGGTCGCAGAAGCCGAGACAGCGACGCGGTATGCGTGTGGCAACGTGGACTCGAAGGGTCGCACGTGCGTGAAGCCGAGTGGCAGCCTGCACAAGCACAAGTATGTGCGCATAGCCCCCGCGCGAGGCAAGCGGTGAGACGCAATGTTCCACGCACTGATCTGTCGTCTCTTTCATCGGCCCGTGCCGGTGCCATTCGACAGGTCAGATGCGCATTGGTGCGCGTCCTGTCGAACCCATCGCTGGCCGCATGGATATCAGTTGCGACTGGAACGGCTGTGCTACTCGTCCTGTACCGCGTCCTGCAAACGCTGCAAGACGCAAAGATCGTGATCGCCTGCATCACTGCGGGGGAGGAATTAGCGAAATGCCTGAAGTGAAGAAGTTCCGCGTCGAGATCGCGGCGATGCCGTTATCGCCAGCCAAGCAGATCACCACGATCGAGCACTGTGTGGATCACTTCATACACGGTGGTTTCTACGGTGTGCGGACAGCCGAGGGCAAGACGTACCGCTTCAACGTGGCGCATATCGCGTTCGTGATCGAGATACCCGAATGCTGAAGTGTGCCGCGTGCAACCATGTGCTCGTGCCTGACGGCGGGAAGACGCCGCCCGCGTGGACGTACGAGAGGTGTCCCGAGTGCGAGACGATGAACAAGTACCGCCCAACGCCGGACACCCCCGAGGGCATGACGACCGAGGTCATATTGATTCGGAGCGACAACGGGTCCGAGGACAGAAAGGTCCAGTTCGACGCGTACGCGCCGCGTGACGAGGCGAAGATTCAGCGGGACATGAGCATGTTTCTGGGTAAGAAACCGTGATCGACTTCAGGCCGATGGGCAAGCTGTTGTGCAAGCTGCGGCGACGACACAAGTGGAAGCGCGTCACCAAGTCGAGCGCGCTGTATATCTGCGTGACGTGCCGAGCGCTCGGCAAGAGAAGCAAATGAACACCGCTCTGCGTCGATTCATCCTGATCGGCCGCGACGCGGGCTCGGCCGCGGGCGCGCTGACGAACCTGCACCGATGCCTGGCGAAGCTACAAGATCGGTGCGAAAAGCTTCCGGGCACAAAGGATGCTGTGCTTGCGGCGGCTATGGCCGAAAGCTTGGTAGAGTTGACGAGCGCGAAGCTGGCAGTCGGCCAGGCCCTCGCGTCGCTCGACATAGTAACGGCCCGAGTGGAAGTCGAGAACCGACGCATCTACCGAGCAGCAATGGCGAGAAGAAGGGAGGCCCGTGATGGGCGCTGAAGACAAGATCAGCGTGGCGCTGCAACGCGCGCTCGTCGGGTACGAGCGCGCTGGCGCCGAGACGCCGAAGCAAGTCAGGGAGCGCAGGCACCGCGCGTGGTGCAGTGACAAGTATTGCGAGGACGAGGCGCACAAGAACGCGCCGAAACCGAAAGAAGGAGAAAAGAAGTGAAGGACGTATACGACGAGAACGAGACGGGGCATACCTGCCAATTCAACACCGCGGGCCAGTGCGAGTGCGGTGCCCGCGTCGCGTGGCCGAAACCAAGCACTACCGTGCCGGAGCCGATCGTGCTCCGCGTGGACCCGAATCCGACGATCGTGAACCTGGGCTCGCCTGTCGGTCCAGGCTTCGTGGTGTACGAGCGAGCGCCTGGCATCTACGGGTATGACCTGAAGATGGCCCGCGGATCGATCGGCCCAGGCTGGCGGCATCTCGTCCAGGTGCTCTTTGACCATATCGAGCACGACAAGAAGTGGAGCCCCAACTCTGGCTTCGCGAACATGGTCGTCACTCAGGTCAAGGAGAAGTTCGGCGCGCTGCGCATCTACTGGAACTTGCCGTACGAAGAGTTCGCGGCTGATGTCCCGAAGCAGCCTGTGAATCCGAAGATGCTGAACGGCGCGTTCGATCAGGTCGAAGGCTTCGTGGACGCACTGACGGCCATTTCGTGCAAGACGTGTGAGGCGTGCGGCAAGTCTGGCTCTACACGCGGCGGGAAGCGCACGTGGCTTCTCACGCTCTGCGACGACTGCGACAAGCTGGACCGAGACGCGCTGCGCGCGCTCTTCGAGAAAACGGAGCAGATGGAGGAGAGTAAGTGAGGAACAGTCTTTTCGCATACACGCCGGAGCGTTATCCTTATCCTGCATATATCTCTGTGAACGACACAGGGTCGGGCGTGGAGATCACGGTGCGCGCGCCGCAAAAAGACGACGGGTCCGAGGGCGATACCGCCGTCATAACTCTTCCGTACGATGTCTACAAGAGGCTGCTTGCCAGTGAACCGGGATAGCTCAGAGGTAGAGCGATCGGCTGTTAACCGACAGGCCCGCGGTTCGAGCCAGCGTCCCGGTGCCATTCAAACTGCGGGCCGCAGGCCAGAGATGCACAAGATGGCGGCGGCTGTCGCCGACGACATCAAGCGGGCGCTCGGCCGCGACCCCCGTCTGCGGAAGTGCGAGAAGCCTGGACTGGAATTCCTGCTCTCGATGGGTCTGCTCGTGAACGATCCGAGCGCTCGTGTTCAGGTGCTCGTCGAGTCATTAGCGTTTGCGTGGACGCGCCATGCCTGACCAATACTCTGAGTGGGGCGCGACGTCCGCGCTGCTACAGATAGGCGGCGAGAACGTGTGGGTGTGCATATGGTGCCACAAGCCATGCGTTGATCACAAGGAGCCGCACAAAGAGCCCCGCGATTGCGAGTCATGGTACGATTTCTGACATTGTATAGAGATCGTGCCGTGAGCACGACAAAATGAGGTTACCAGTGCACGGTCACGCGATGACTGGACGGCCTAATGGGAATTACGAACCGAATAATTGTCGATGGGCGACCCGACGCGTACAAAGGCTTAACCGATGAAAACAGCCATTGCAACCCTCGCTGCTCTCTTGACGATGGCCGCCTGCTTGGCGTTCGCCGAGCCAGGATGGTTCGACGACGGCGTCCCCGCGGCACCTGACCCACGCACAGCCAAGGAGGGCGAGTGCATTTGGACGTACATTGACTCGACCCCGCTGCGCGACGGCGTTCTCCCGCAGTATGCTTCCCACATAACGGTCGAGACGCGGACCAAACTGTGCTACCACGGCTGGACGTACAGCCTTGTGACGTTCCAGCGGTTCGTGACAGACGAAGGCAAGGTCATTTTTCCCTGGAACGCGCTCGAAGTGCCGATGGACCCGAGTATCCGCCTGTGGCTTGCGACCGACCGTATGTCCGCGCCGAAGTGGGGCAATCACACGTTCTTAGATTCCGAAAATCTCCCTGAGTGATGGTTTATCATAGTAGGTAGGAGGGCTAGATGAGACAGTTGGTGTGCGACTCATGCAGGGAGGGCAACCCGAGTCTGATGTCATGCATTCACACATTCGGCCCGCACGATCACAAGCCGGCGTGGGCGGGCATGCGTGAGCGCGACCTGGACGAAGAGCGCAAGGACGCGGTTCAACACAGCGACCGCAACGTGAACGAGTAGGAGGGCGCTATGAACGCGGACGAGGTCATTGCAGAGGGTTTGAAGCTGAACCCGAAACCGTACGTGCTGGACCCGTCGTCGCGCTCGAAGAAGAAGGCATCGCAGATCGGAACGCGCCGCGTCCCGTCCCGC